GTCGCCGGGGGAGAAGGATCCGGTACACACTCTTGATAAACTCTGTATCTGTTGACATCTGAACCAATCACGGAGGTTAGATCTACTGGTTGATCCTTGGACCATGTGTAGTTGCGAGGTGAAGTGTTGATCGGTATCATGGACCGGATGCTTTTGTCCACCAATGTTGTTATGTCCTTGATCATATTCACGTTGGATACAGATAACGTGTAGAAATTGACATCAAACTGTTCACTTTTTCTACCAGGCATACGGTGCTTGAACATCATCTCAACACCATCTATATAATTTCTATAACCAGTCGGTAGTTCCATTATGAGTGGTTGTATCTCTTGTGTTGATTTGTATGCAGCTCGAGTTTGGTAGTAATTAAGATTAGTATTGAAGTAAGCTACATTGGATATTGTACAATCGCGGAGGTTCATATCATAATGACCTTCATCTTGTGTGAACTCTAGTAAAGATGTGTTGCTCACATATGGAGCTGTTCCAACTGTTAGTGTGGATTTGTCTCGAGTACCAGATCTATACATATTAGGTATCAATCTATTTTGAGCTACAATCTCCCCATCGATATACAATGTGTTGGCACCGTTTATAGTGTCGCATGTGTATGTGACGTGCTTCTCTTCAGAGCCAAAACTGCTCACATCTAGATGCATTATGTCTGTTTTTACGTTGTTGATATTTTTAGAGTTTATCAATCGTATCTTGAAGTACAACCTGGCAGAATCCAGCATGTGTCGATGTGAGTTGTTCAGTCTAGACGATCTGTGAGGAAATGAATAATTATCTAGAGGGTTGTTAGAGCTGAGGTTGTATGATTCGATTTCATTGAAAGATGTGTCATACATCTTGTTGGTGGAGTGATGTGATATCAGCAAGTGAACCTCACCGGTGGGAAGCTTCATGGTTTCTAACGTAGGTGGTCTGGATGTTGAGTGAGGTAGTCTGAGAGTATTGTCACTCTTGATGAGATATACAGCACCTCCAGATATAACTAGCAATATATCCTCGTCATAAACACGTGTGTAACCTATGATTGCATTGAGACTTGCTGATTGAACTGGCAGTCTGTATCTCTGAGTAGGTACATAGTTCTTATAAATTCTTATGTAGTTGGAATCAACTCGAGCCAGATACATATCATCCAGAGAATTTACAAAATGTATCATGTTGTAGCTGTTAGAATCATTCCTAGATTTTCCAGTTCTGATTAGTTTTGGCCCGGAAGATGTGTTAATTAACGTATCTGGCTTGTCATCATCGTGTCCGTTCACACTGAATCTGAATGCCGAGTGACCAGAGTGTATGTTAACATGCTCTAACGTACCAGTCATATCAACTGTAGACAACCGAAGCGCGATTTGATCATCTATATTGTAGTTTACCATCATATCAGTACCATCAATGATATAATTATTTGTGATCCACGTCCGAGTGTGTCTGTCATGTATGTTGATACCTTCACTCTTTCTACGATTTTCTTGTATCTTGATGTGAGGTTGTGTAGATAGGTCCAACACACTGCTTCTCTTCAAAGAACCATTGAAATCATATTCCCGGAACTCATACAACTCGACACTGGCAAAACCTTTGTACATGTTTGTGTGATTTGAGATCAACAACACGTACACATTATCGAAGCTACTCTCATTGAACACCCATACTATGTCTGATGAATTATACTTGTCGACTGAGATGGTAGTGATTGTATCAAAACGAGAGTTCAATATTTCAACATGGTCTGTATTGCTTCCGGATCGGTGAATATGGTTTATGTTTATTAAAGATGTATCATACCCGGTGAAAACACCAAAACCAGATCCAGCATAGTCGCCTATGATCTGCGAACCAGTAGGTCTAGACCAATCTTCGCATTGCATGCTGAACGATAATGTGAACAGCTTATCTTTTATGTAATTGTTTTGATGTTGAATTTCACCTCTTTGGTCTCCAGTGAAGGTGTATTCCTCAGATTGAGTTGATATAGAATCTCCGGATGTAATTGTCTTAAATTTCGTGATCCCGATGTTCTCAACATCCGGTATGGTGTTGATTATGTTGTTAAAATCATCAACACCTAGCTTGTAATATGCATACCAGGAACCTTCTTGTAATCTAAGATCACTTATCTTGTCGAACAACCCAGTGGTTGGGTTGATATGTCTTAATATCGAGCTGAAATGCTCATTATACACAACAGATGAATCCAGCACCGCGCGGAGTGCTGTGTAATGAGTGTGATCATCAGGTTTGTAGTATCTATCCAACCATACGCTTCTTCCATCACGTGGATCAGTATACAACCATGTACACAACCATGTGAATGATTGCTCATCTGTAGAGTCACCGTGATTAGTTGTTCCTGGATAACCGGCTTTCTTTTTAAACATCTTGTCGGATGTTAATGGAGAATCTCCACCGGTTGCACCTTTCTTGTGCAGATCAAGATCGTTTATGTTTATGTACTTATATGGGTACATGTTTTGAGGTGTGTGGAAATATGTAAGTCTACCAGGTAGTAGTTTTATAGTGTCTATGTTTGTGTCATAGCTTAAGTATAACTTATCTGTACCATGCTGCTGATTGGTACCTGAATGTATTCGAGAGTATCTGCGAATATTAACCGGTTGCTTGGAATCAATCACTGTGGCTCTTGTCTGCTCACCAGAGGGAGTAAGTTGATTCTTCAATGTTGTTATGTTTAGTGGTAATACAACATCATCACCTGAGATATATGAATTGTAATATTCGCTGTTTAATAGATAATTATTTCTCAGTTCAGTGAAGCAGTTACATGCTTCAACATCCAGATGCTCCTTGTTCATTGTTGTTTCATAAGAATACCAATCTGTGGACATACCATCAATCAATGGAGAACCGAGCTGAGTGGTCTGTTTGTTCACTTTCACCATGTTGTCATATTTCAACTTGAGCACATTAGTAGGTCCTATGGCTCTCATGCTGGTGAAATTCTCAGCAATGATCTTGCGGTTGGTTGCAGAGTACTTGAGCATGTAATTCACTCCAGACTGCTGAATCATGAGTAATAGTGATTGTGAATTGTCATCGATGACATACTCAAATTGAGACACTATCACTATGTTAGAGCCATACAGGTTGTTGAAGTGCTTCTTGTATGATTGTGATGGTGCGAACTCTAAACCTAGCGGCTGACCATCTGGCGCAGTGTTGGTGTCTGATATAGATTTATCAAAATCACTAGAACGATTGTAAACAAAAAATAGCTGAAAATTATCAACTCCATCATCATGATGTAATTCCAATGTGTTTGCATCTATTATCTTGAAGTTAAAGAAGTAATCTTTAGTAGCGTATCGATATAGCGGCAGATTCCACAATTCACCGGTGTATTTTCTATCACTCTTGTCTGGATGACCAATAGTGACAGTATGTAACCGGTATTTTTCTGACTTTAGATATGATGAACTCTCGTTTCTCTGAGAAGGGTAGAATGAAAATTTCCACAACAGACTACCTACTCGAGGATCTTCATCAACATAATGATTACCAGCAACATATGATACAAAGTTTTTGTTAACGACACCACTTGGAGTCTTATATATGAAATTATCCTGTGAGTTAATTCTGTCAGTCAACATGAGGAAGGAATAGTTGTTTATCTTGACATCTTCAGAACCAATCAATGGTTCATATATCCTAAATGATAAACCTTCACTACCTCTATATGTATACGAGTTCATCTGCATGCTGCCATCCGGAGACTCGAACTTCACCGGGTACCAGTTACCAGTATCTGGATCGTTGCTTAGATTTGTAACAGGAATTGTGTTCATTTGTTATCAACCAGGATCATGGATTTTCTCTAGTCTTTCTATTCGTGTGTATACTTGGTCTAATAGTCCAGATAATCTATTGATCTCTGAATGTGCACTGCTAATTAATGAATCAACTTCTGATTTTATATATACATCTATCTTACCGGCGCGGGAATTCAATTTTGCATCTACAATACTCCTGGTGTAATACCTATTGTCAATTTCTGCTGAAGTCATGGAAGATCCTGTGTTAATCTTACTCGCTAGTTTATTATCCATCTCTGTCTTGCTATATGTGTCGTTAGAAATCGCAACAGAATCCAGAGAACCGGAGAGTGCTTCTATCTTTTCATATAGATCGTTTATCTCCTGACCAAATGTGGTATTCTCTTTAGTTATATATAAATCTTTGAACTTCACTCGAGTTGTCAGTTCATCATTATGTATAATGAGATAATCATCCGCATGAATGTCTCCACTCTCTGGTAGATCACCGATGTTTGTGTTCTTTAGTACTTGAGCGCTCATTAAAATACTTATACAAAAACCTTAAAGTCTCAATCGTATGTACATTTAATTATGTCTGTGTGTTATATGCCGGTTGATTCATTGAATTCAATGATTCTGGTACCACAATGTTTTCGAAGGTGAGTAATTCGTCTTGATTGTATCTCTCTTTGACCAATGATCTGGTTCTCAACACCACAGGAGCAACCATCTTAGGTCGACCAGAACCCAACACCAACATTGTGCATTCATTGTAGTCATTATCAACATATGAAGATGCAGTTATTAATGACACATCAGACAATGAGGTTCCGGCGTCGTATGGTCTTAGCAAGAACTTATATGGGTATACATGTTTAACTCCATCTGATGTATGTGCTATAATCACGAATTTATACATGATACCAGCATATCTCTCTCCGAAATCCCAATCTATCATACAAGATGATTGATTGTTGATACACTTATCTGGAGAAAAGAGAAAATTGAATTCATATTCTAATGTATCTTGACGAGGATCTGCTAGATCATTTCCGTTTGGAATTCTAGATATATCAATTTCAGCGAAATCTGGCAGAGGTTTTCGATCCACATGAATAATATCAATATGATCTGAGCTTATATCCGGACGGTGAAATCTAGCTTCAATACGATATACAGGTGATGTGGAATCTGGTATGATATTATTTGGATCGATTGTCAGCTTGTAGTAAAAGGTAGCGATTGCTTCTGGTACAAATAGTGAGTTAAAATCTCCATGGCGGTCAACATCACTGCTTATACCGGTGGATAAATCTAATGGATTAGTCTCTATCAACCGAGAGTTTATATCATTGTAGCTTATCTCACTAGTGAGGTAACTATCATTTAGATATTCATTCAAATTGTAGTAACTAAATCCACGATCGTCTTGTGACAGTGTCTCTACACCATATATATCTCTCAACGTCTCCGTTTGATCTAAATCTAGTGCATGAGTGTAGTATAGATTGTGAGCAAAATTAGTTATATCAGATGAATTAGGCGCCGCGGTGGAGAATCTAGATTGATACACAAACACCCGATCACCATATACATTGTCAAACAATCTACCTATGGATGTGATGTAGTATAACTTGAGTTGTTCGTTGTATGAAATTAACCCTTCAGTTGGTGTGAATTTTGAGACATCAACTGGTAGCACATAACCAGTTGTAGGTAACTTGAGTTTTGAGAATACAAGATCACTCTGGTTGACAGGAATTGTGTAAATATATTTAGGACTGAATATAGGAAGAGGATTGATACTAGTTACGATAGGAGGAGCATCATATACACCGAGCATTAAAGTGTTCTCCTTCTCACTATAGAAGTGTCGTATATAGACAGACTTGTAGTCTAGTCCTATCAGTAATGTACGTGTGTTGTCTACAGACACCTTACCAGTTTCATATGAGTACCTAATCTTGACAACATACACAAATTTCGTAGACTTAAGTATCATAATATCGTTGATAATATCAAAGTCAATTAAGTCATTGAGCATGTCATGTCTTGGATTATACGTCTTGTTATATTCAGTAAATCCTCTGTCATCACTATCAACCATCATGTATTCTTCTGGTAGAGAAGATATAACCTCTCCCATGAAGTTTTCATGCGAACCTATATACTCGCTGTTGTTGTTTCTGATGACCAACCTACCAGGGGTACTAGATCTAGATTCTTCTCCAGACACAGTTGATGCTGAGTGTGTCTCTTGTGTTGCAGTCGGTACTGTATCGTACAACTCACTATCGAACCGAGCTGTCTCAACCATATCATAAAAAACACCAAGAGGTACATCGTCACATGTATCTTGAAAATCGCCACAGTCCCACATGTCATCATAAGGTGGATTAAACATAGTACCAGATTGTGCAGAAAATGTTGGTGATTCATTAACACCATAATGTGATGCTGTTAGCTCATATATATCAGACTCAACATAGCCAGTAGGTATCTTGATAGTATAACCGTCTCGAATATTGCAGTTGTGAATCTTGAGAGATTCTTCTTCATCTTCATCCAGACACGAAGTAGATAGAAAGTAACCACAATTAGTTAGATCTGTATAATCTGGCGGAGAACTGAATCCATTTATATCTGCATGATTTAATATGTCACCGTCTGCAGATACTTCATCCCATCTGGAACCTAACGGACACACTCCACCATTACATGTCATTGAAGTCTGTTGAAGTAACTGGAGGTTGTCAGATATATCATCTAATGATATGTTAGAGCCACCATCCACACACTCATCATATATGGATATACCCTTGAGTATATCACTGAAGGTGAATCCATCAAACACACGGCATGTCAAGCTATCTTGATACTTGTCTTTATCACACTCTAATATATCAAAACCAGATTCATCATATGATATCATGTTCTTGAGCAACGCGTACTCATTTCCATATATATCCACTCGCCATTTATAAACTTGACCAGAATTAGTCAGCTGACTTTGTTGTCTGGATTCAATCGGTAGTTCAAGTGTATCTGAAGTCTCAAACACATCGTCATTTGACCATATATCACTCAAGTCTCCCTGCCAAAAGTCGAACTTATCATCCTTACGACTCACACCTTGAGTGGAGAATTTATTATACTCATCTGAAGATATATAATTGTAGAACTTCTGATAGTTTGTTTGATCGTTCACATCAGATAGAAGACCATCACTTGATAATCTCTTCTGCCAGCTCACAGTCTCATCATAGACTAGAGGAGTGGTTGAGTCTCGTAGAGTATCACCAATAACAGATGCATCAGGGTATGTGTATATTGTGTTTGATTCTAGTCTAGTCTTGTCCACTGTGATAGTTGGCGTGAAACTAGTATATGACAACACACCCAATCTTTCTGGAGTGAAAAATCCTCCCAACTCATGAATAGTTTTAGTATTGGTGTCGTCGTTTGAAACGTAATTCACATGTGGTTTCTGCTTGTTGTATATATTGCTAGTCTTGTCATCACTGTTGAACAGCAATCCAGCACTCTCTACAGTAGCATCCTCTCCAGTCTTGATGTAATATGTGTCTGCTCCAGTGGATCTTCGGATCAAGTTTCTCATTGAGTCTAACTTTAACTCTAGGCTGGTTACATCGTTATTATAGTCAATGAATTCATGAGGTGGTAATAACTCTACTAGTGATGTTTGTTGAGAGTCAAAATTTATAGAGATATTCGTATTGTTGACTTGAATATTAGATGTTATGTCATATTGACTGACTATGTTTGATATAGCAGATGATGTGTCTATAAATATATGAGGATCATAGTCGATGGTGTTATATGTTTCAGATCTCTTATAGTTCACAGATTCTGGGTCAATACCACTAGTACCTGTATAACCATCCTCAACATCATACAATTCCACCAATTCCACTCGCAGCTCTCTATACATCCTGTCAAAGTCATCAAGTACGTCTTTATACTCTGTTTGAAAGTCTAAATCATCCAGTAATCGAAGAATGTCATTGTATATGACCTTTGCTACACCTGCAATTGTTGAGTGATGTTGCATCTTGGTGGGTTGATTCTTAGATTCATGACGCTGACCTCTGATGTAACCTAATATTTCCTTCAATCTTTTGGAGTATAGATTAGCAGCTACATCAGCTTCATGTTTGTTTGTTAGATCTACTGTGTTTAGAAATCTCAGCTCTTCATCAGTGAATGTATGCTTGAACGTCAGCTGTTTTAAATATGATATGTAACTCTCAGTTGTTGTCGGTGTAGATGCATGTACAGACTTGTTAACAGTCCATTCAGACAAGTACTTCATGTACTCTTGATATGTTAAACTTAATGTGGTTGAGTTCTTCATCCAATCGCCAAAGGAATATGGCTTCTCAACATCTTTCGACATGGAGTTAGATGATGTTGATTGAGGTGATAGTGTAGACTCTGTGTATTTTATATTATTCATCTATGTTTAGTCCGTCTCTTATGGTTCTCTCGATAGTCAGGTTAATGGATGATGAAGGTGAGGTTTGCCAGTCTGAAAATGATATGTCTTCTGATACGGTGGTCATGTTGTTGTCCCAATCAATCATACCCTCTAGTTGATCATACATAGATTCATCATAATCACTTTGAACTTTGATGAATTCACTGTCGGTAGATTGATAATCTCGAGTGAAGTTGGGTTTGAACTCATAAAAATCATAATACTTTGTGAATAACTCTCCAGTGGGAAATGATAACGACCATGCCCAATCAGCATGATATGATAGCAATGGATATTCTGATATAGCAGCATCCATGTTGGACTTGTCATTAGGATCTGGTATTGTCATAGGCACAACAACTCTATATGTGTCGTTGAATAGCTCTTTAGTTACTATAGGTACACCAGCTCGCACTACATATTCAGCTGGATCAATTAACGCGCCTAGATTTCGACCTATATTGAATGTGCTAGTGTATCCTATGTTGTTGAGTGACTCTTCAGTGTTGTCCCTGGAACCTCTAAGCTTTGCGTGTGACATAGATAGTAGATCTAATTTTCTGCGCAATGTGGGAGGTGGTTCTTCTTTGAATGATTTCATGCTGGCATTAGTTGTAGATGTTAGGCTATATATAGGTGATATGTTACACGTGTCTATATCGATATTGTTTGGTGAGAAGTTAGCTATCTTCTCATAGAATGTCTTGCCCATTTCTGTAGGATCACCATCAACATCGCCAAGAATAGGTGACATCACTTTGGATTGAAATGATGAAGCTTCGCTCAATACTGATTGATATGACATCGACTCAATTACTGAAGACATGTCTATATTTTCGTTTATTTTTTGAATTTCTTCTGAAGATTGAATGCTGAATATATTTGAAGCACCAGAAATTCGTCGAATCGTGTTGCTGAACTTAAAGTACTTCTGAATCCATCTTACACCAGTCCAGTCTCCAAATGCTTGCACTACTTCATATGAATCTGGTTCATACCTATCACTACCACTGGGTGTCTGAATTGGCAACTCACTATAGCCACCTGGATATATGTTCAGACTAGTATCATTTGATGTTGATATGTACAGCTTCTTATCTACATTATTTATAACCACTAACCTATCATCAGTATCACACGACAATCCCTCAATTGCATGACGACGACCTTGTCGGTTAATGATGTCTATAGGGTCATCCCAAGCAGGACCTATGGTTCTAGAGTGTATTGGTGTGTATATGGGTATGTCATCAAGTGTACCGGTTTTGAACTGTACCAACGTGTTTCCAGAGTGTACAACCCACAGATGATCGTACATATCTAAACACAATTGTGATGGCTTGTCAAATACTACAGTTTCATTAGTCAATGGATCAACATACTCAAATATTTGATTCAAGATTTCTCCAGATTCACTCACGTGTATTAAGCTACCCTTGTTGTCGAACGTTGAAGCCTTGCTGTTGGTGATCCATGCATCATTATGACCATCTACTATGATGTCATGAATGTGAACTGGGTAATTGAATGTTATCGGATCTATGATACGAGTACCATCCTTATCATACTTCACAATTATGAATGTATCTGGTTCATAATTGTTTGCAATATGAGACCCAGCGTACATTAATGACAACCATACATTATCAAGTCTGTCAGTTTCGATCTTGGATGGATATAATCTAGAGGGGTCGAATCCGTCTAGAGTGATCGGTATTACCGCTTGCGGTTTCGAGTGCAGACCATTTTCTGTTATTTTAACAATCCTAGGTGTGGTTGAATCGGCAAGAGCCACCCAAATGTTGTTCTGACTATCAATTGATATACTAGCGATACCAGACGATTTGTCACTCTCCGGTAAAAGTACAAACCCGTAAGGTGACATAGGGTCCTTGGGAGATATTACAGTTGTAATCTCATCGTTGTCTAGATTGTGACCTTGAACTAGGATGGTGTCTATATGATTACCGAATCTATCAAGTTTTATCAATAGATCACGGTCAGTATCAGCAATCCACGCAGCAGAGTCACTATCAACACCCACGCAGAAGTAATGACTCACAGGATCATCTAAGTCGTTCTCAGAGTACATCACTAAAACTGGCTGCTCTAATGTGGTTAATCTTGTGTCAAAATCATTATGTGTTATGGTGTGATCTACATTGAATGTATACTCATGATCCATATAACCGGGACGGAAGAGATAAATGTTATCGGTGTGCATGTTAGCCACATAATAACTCTCCACCTGTTTGTTCATGTATATCTTATCTTTGATCAAACATGTACCACTCAATTGATAAGAACCAGTCTCCGATATACCAGGTATTGTCATACTACAACTACCAGGTGTGTCTAGTGGTAGTTCGATCTTGTCGAATGTGGTTGGATATATTACAGATTCATTGGAATTATGCTTGATTAGCTTTAAATCTACGCTGTATAGTTGATCACCTCCAGGACATATTGGTTCATTTGGATCAGATTTGAGTATACTCAATCCTGTGTCATCTATCAACGACATGTTGAATGAAATTAATGAGTCTTTTAGTTTAACATCATTGATATTCATCGATTGAATCCCGGTGCTTGTAAATGAAATTTGTTGAGGTGGATTGTATACAATACCCACCGGAAGTACATCGATTGATTTTTGTTCTACATTTGGTTCTACATCCTTGATTAATACTGATTGATCATAAAACGTATCTGATTGATCATTGTTGATGTTTAGAGATGCAAATAGAAACACCGGGGATGTATCTCCACGATCGCCTGCTTGTTGTGATAAATACATAGTAGCAGTGTCATCCATGTAACATACTCTAGATATAGATTCATTTCCTATAAAGTACCAATCACTTGAACTCAGCGCTGGAAATTCATACCCCACTACATCTGGCGAATTAGGTAAATAAGCGGCTCGTATTTGAGTGTTATATGTGTTGAAGAATTGAGAGGCTTGGGTAGTGTGCAGTACGTTAAATTTGTCGGATGATGATGATAGGTTACCGTCTCTCATGTCCATTTGAAACATCGATGTGTATATGTATACAATATCAAATCGACCAGTTGGTACTCCAGACTCAATCACCTCTATAAATGTATGTGTCAACATTATTTGGTTACCTGGTGTGTGAATCTTGTTTATTGGTGTGATACTGTCCGGTGCAGCTGTAAACCTCCATGTCTGTTCCAGATGAGCGTACTTGTTGTTCATGTACTCATCTGGTTCGATGTAATCTGATGAAGATCCAGAGGCATATACTGAAAGAGTGTGATTATTTGTATCGTTACTCAATCTCCATGGTGTTGTTGAGTATATGGTATAGTAATCACTTACTCTACCAGCGGGCAACAAGTCTAAGCGGCGGTTTTGATTTCCAGGAGATATCCATTTTACATCAGTCTCAACGAAATCAGATACGATTATCTTCTGAAAGTATTTACTAGGTCGAGGTCTACCATCATAATCACGAGCAGTTGCACTAACTACAAATTCACCAGGCTTGTTGAATGTATGATGAACTATCAATCCATTGTCAGACGAACCATCCCCAAAATCCCACCGGACACTCTCGTTGGTCAGATATATAGATGCAGGTACTGTTCCATTATCGAATCCAGATTCATCCGGGTGGATCTGATCTGATATATCAAATCTTAATATCGTCTGATCAGATGCATATACGTATATAACACTCTCACCGGTTTCTGATTCTTTTCTATGAACCGGTTTGTACTGCGATCCTAATAAATTGTTACTATTGTCAACATAATATATATCATACCCTATAAATAGCTCTGTGAAGCTTTCTGCAAAAGGATTGGCCATGTGTTATGCGCGTGTCACGCGGATTTTAGACAATATGGTCGTGTCATTGAAGTAGTATGGAAATTTATAGTAAGGTAGTTGAACGTTTTGATTGTATATGTTTATATCTTGCTCACTATACACTGGATTCCATACCATGAATGACAGCCCGTTGACAGATTCACCGGTGGATGAGTTAACTGTGCTGATGGATTGAACACCATCAATACTCAGTATGTCTGATTCTATTTGATTTACATCGACTAGTTGACCTAGTGTTGAGTTCTCCAGTCTAAAGTAATCAGCTATTATGCTGTTAATAGATCTAGATATAAAATCATCTGATGTTGCTGTGCTGGTTGTCTTCAACACGCTAATATAACATTGGTCAGGTACATTAACATCCAACACACCACCAGATACCGCCAAATCGAATGCCATGTACACAGGATCTGCAAATGTTACATTTAGTCCTATGGATTTTCTAGGCTCCAAGTCATTCTTGATTGCTTCTTTCTGTGAGCTAGCGACGAAGTTGTTCTGTATACTCACTGAGGTCTTTGTTGACACTCTAGGGACCACATACAAGTATACATTATTAAAATTAGTAGAGTTTGAAAATTTAGATTGATTAAACAGAGTACGAGACTCTAAAGTAGGGTTTGATATTCCGATATCCTCATGAAGATATTTTATATGACCGTCAAGATATGACTTGTTGTTGACTGAGATAACATCATTAATAATGTTTCCAAAAAATCGCTTCACATGTGTAGTGAAGTCATTAGAAGTTATCAATCTGTCCTGACTCTCAAAGTATATCGGTGCTCGGCGGCGGATTTCCTCAACACTCTCTGGCTGTCTCGGAATTGTAGAACCGGATGTGTTTTGAAATGTTATATTCTCTATAGTTTGAAAGTTTATTAACTTGTCATCTGACGTGTATATTGAATCCTTGATGATGTTGAACTGCGGAGTTGTGTATAGTGTCAACTTCTTGTCATTTATAGAGGTTGCTGGTATGATTCCATCGTCACCTGCAGACTTCAAGTAATATATATACACAATATCTCCGGATTCTAAAGATCTACCATTTATACCATCACCAAACCGGAGCTCATATCGATAGTTCTCATTCAAACGCTTCTCGTAACTCAAACTACCAGGTGATTCAGTGTACATCGAGTCAACCTCCTTGTATTCAGATAGGCCTGTTGCTGATTTGACATAAACTCTTACTGAGAAATGATCTACCGAGATTGATTGTGCATCAATAGCCATGACCAACGTCTCAGAGACATCACCACTTGCTATATATCTGGGATATTCAACAACCTCTCCTTGATGTAGGTTGAATAAACCCACAGCATCAGTGAGATTCATCTCCGCAGCTGTGGGTTTGGTGAATGTTATGTCATTGTTGAGTGTGTATGAGAATCCATTTACGTCGACCTTGGTGTATCTTGGTAATGTGTATGTGCCAATTGGCAGGCTAGCTGTCACATTCATTGCCATGCTCACCACACTGGTTTGATATCCAGTGGGTTTGTAGTTCAATAGCTTGACTATACGATTCATGTTCTCATACAGTTGAGCATCTGAAAACATAGTCTCTGATGCAGTTCGATTCAAGTAGAACATCAGTGTGTGATAACTATAAGCTACTACATCTATCAAGGATGATAAGTTACTACCCTCAAACACCTGGTCGGTGAATATGTCCTGTTTCTTGAGACGTTCGATTATCAAACTCTTCATTGTTGTCGCATCAAATGCGGCATATCCAGAAGGTGGAATGGTGAAATCTGAGAATTTACTGGTCATTGAGTTAGTTTGTATCCGTTACTTGTTAATATACCTGTCATCACTGTCTTCTTATTATTTAAGGACGGTATGCTCAAATTGATAGTAATAATATACTCATGAGCATCTCTATTCATTATCACTTGTATCTTATCTATCGTGACTCTAGTCTCAAATGTCTCAATCGCGAGGCGAGTAGACTCTCCAATGTTCTCTGCAGTGTCCTTAGTCATTGGATTGAACAGATACCTAGACAAGTCTGCACCAAACTCTGGATTCAGTAGTTTTTCACCAGGAGATGTGTTGAATATGTTGCTTATCGAGTTTTTGATCGCAGATACGTCTAATGACTCAAGTATATCTACTGGTTGTGACTCTCTGTATAATCCAGAATCGGGTATCTTCTCACTAATCTTGATGTCAAGATGAATGTCTTTGTATGTGTGATCTGATACTTGAGTACGTCTTAACGATTGTAAATTAATAGATGACATGTAAATATTTAGGTAAACAGTTTATTTCAAGGTAGAAATATAAATAATATTAATAATGAACAAGTATAATATTCTCATAGAAACAGCTCTCTCTAGATTCAACACAGGTGGTTTCCTTACAGGAGACGCGGTTCGTGTCAAGAAAGGCGCAGCGAAATCTCAATGGGCCTTAAAACAGCCGGATAATTTAATAGAGAAGCTCAAAGAGTTTGTAGATACTGATAAGAACATAAGAATCAGTGCAGTCAAAGCATCCAGACCAGCAATGGGAGATGTACAACCATACAGTGCTATAGATGGCTACTTTTGTGATGTGGTCATTGAGTCTGCACCTGGTTTATATGAAACTTTCATGACCATTCCATCTGATCTACTAGAACATACTGATCAAGATATAAATCTTCCGGATATTCCAGATAGCCTTCGAAGAGATGACAAGGTTACTGACAAACCAGAACTATTGAAGAATGAAGACAGAGTTGATGTAAATTCACCAGTGGTTGGAGAGACTCCTTTGTCAAGCTTACCAGATTCAAACTATGATAAACAGATCAACCCAAACACCAGTGATAACTTCAATACTCAGCAGTATATCACCGGGATGAAGTGATTGACTTGGAGATTGCTAGCATACAAGTGTAGAAATTGATCTCTTGATCTGCGACAAATGCTGTTCTGTAGATATACTCACCTACAATCAACATGCACTCACTTTTACACTGATCGTTTACGATCTGCGTATCAATAGCGTTGAATATTGATCGCAACAACGATATATAATCACCTCCAAACACATGCTCACTCTCAATCACGTTTCTTCGAATTTTCATAACCTTGCCTGATATCAACAACTTGAGTATGTTACCAGCATACGTTTCATATGTCTGTTGATCTACTATATTCAACACACCACCAGGTGATTGCTTCTGCAACTCATTTGTAGCTTTTCTTAAGTCTGGATAATGAACTCGGATTCGATCTAGATCATCTGATTGGTACTCAACTCCTTCTTGATCGAGGATATACTTACATCTAGCTAGATAATCTGTTATATTAGGTGTCAAGTCTATACTCTGACAACGGCTCTGCACTGCAGGAATGACTCTATGATGAAAATTAGCAGTTAACACAAATCTAACATACTTTGTGTGTTCTTCCATGATGTTCCTCAATGCTCTTTGAGCATCCATCGTCAAACCATCAACTTCATCTAGTATTATCACCTTGATGTTACCATCTATACTCTTCGTGACACTGAAGTTAGTTATCTTTGTACGAACTGTGTCTATTCCATTCTCATCACTAGCGTTAATGTATATATACTGACACTCCAGTATGTCTTTTACGATTATCTTCGCCAGACTGGTCTTTCCTATACCAGGTTTACCACATAACATCATGTTAGGTATGGTGGATGAAGACACACACTCATCCAATAGTGTACGATTAGTGGACGTTAGCACCATTTCACCTAATGTACCAGGTCGGTACTTCTCTACCCATAAGTTCTCAAACATTACTCTTCAAACAGCGTCTCGAAACCCTTGTCTCGAGTTGATGTATATTGTGTCACTGAACCATAACATGAGGATTGAGATGATTGCGCTGAATCTGATGAACCAAACCCTTTATCACCGCGAGAAGTGTTAGTTACTTCATTTGATATCGAGAAATCACACTGTATCAATGGATATATAACTAGTTGAGCGATTTTATCACCTTTCTTGACTTGATAATCCGGATCCGATCGAACATTACTAAAATTATACAGCTTAACAGCTAGATCACCTCTATACCCATTGTCTATCACTCCTAGATGTGGTTGGATGTTATGCTTGAAACCTAAACCACTTCTAGGTTCGATTCTTATCCAATAACCAGGTGATATATCAGCTAATGTCAGACCCACTGACACGATACTACTTGAACCAGCAGGAATTATCACATCATCAACAGCAGTCAGGTCGTATCCAGTGTCTCCGGTGGCTAGTTCAGTGTTATTTGCACAAGGTAACACTGCATCTGGGTGAGTTTTCTTGAGTTTTATGTGTACATTCATGTTATTCATTCAATAATGTTTGATTGTCGTTGAGTGGTCGTTTGTTCACCTCCAGATTCATCGAATTCTTCTCTAACCATCTAAGAAGTTCACCTAACTTATCGGGATGTACCGTAAATTGCCCATGGCCAAGTATGTTTACTATTATCATACCACTATTATAACATATATTATTGTGTTTTCAACTAGAGGTACTAAATATTGATATGAATGTGGATGATTTGAGTGACAATCTAGAGAATGATGTGAAGAGTTTGGTGGATCAATTGAAAGAAGATCAAAAGATTGTTAAAGAGCATGTCAAGAGTGAAGAATTTAAGTTGGATAAGGATAATTTAGAAGAATTTGTATTGAGTCGTACTGGTATGTTGATCAATTCTAGTATGGAGATGGTGGATACAGTCAAGCAATATGTAGTAGCAGCTCCGAATTCGGAAGAAGTTGAATCTTTATCGAGTTTGTTGAGAGCCACTACCAGTAGTTTAGACACTTTGAGCAAGATATTGTTACAAAACATGAAGACAGACACGACAGTTCGGGTGAAAAACATGGATATTGAGTCAAAAAAACAGCTTGTGGATCAAGAACATCACAATAAAGTGTTGTTGTCACGAGAAGATATAATAGACGGATTGATAAACAACGCAGAAGTGATTGAAATCAATGACAGTAATACAGTTTATGAGGATAAAGATTGATTTCCATGCTTGGAAAGAGGTAGACCTGATGTTATCACCTTCAATTCATGCTTGAACTGATCAACCTGAAGAAATACACCCTCCACAAAGTACTTCTTGTTCCATTTTCCTAAATGCTCTGTATTATCTCGAGTATTCTTGTCTAGAAAATCAAAGACACGCTTCATGTCTCCTAATATCTCGCTCATTTTAGCCTGAACTGTCACTACATTGTCTTCAACTCTCACGAGATGTTTACCATCAGTCACTAAATTGTTACCATGAGCTTCAGATGTATCGTGCAATATATGTACACTCTCTGGATCCATGGATGTTGCCGACTCAGCTCCAGAATTCGTAGTGGTGTAGTTGACTCTCCACTCTATACTCTTAGAATCTTTTTTGAGATCAATTGATGTGTGTTTCATGTTAGTCTTGAATTTACTAGAGGCTTTTGCAGCTATATCAGTGGCTGTGTCATAAGTGTCTACATCAATGTTGTTCATCAGACATCTGTTGTAAGTGCTAGGTGCTCCATTCTTGACATTATCCTTGTCAAGCATTAATGAAGTGGATCTATCTTTGATGAATTCAGGATCTCTCAGATGGAACATGCTCTCATTGAAGTTATTGAAGTATACATTGCTGTTGTTGTACATACCACCTGGTGTTTCGTTTGGATTTGTAACGTAATACTCATTTTTGACTGATTGATGTATGCATCTGAACTTTTCAACCCAAAAAAGAATGAACTGTACATCTTTATCCAACACTTCCTTCAAATTTGCTTCCTCAGATTTCTTATCCTCGGGTAATTGCCATGGGTAGTTGGGTTCGTCTGTGTATTGATCATCAGTTACTTCTGAGTAGGAGGTGTTTTGCGTCTCCCAGTATTCATCTGTAACTAACTTATCTGCTTCTATATCTGGATTGTCTATATATTCAAGCTTGACTGCTAGTTCGTCTTGATTGTTGAGGTTTTCATAAAAACTCTTCTCAGCCATCACTGGATCATGCACATGTTTGTTGTATTTATTGGTGTATGATATCAATGTTTCCATGGGAAACATGTTGAGTATTCTCTGATATGATGTGAATAACGCTGTCAACTTGGGATTGTTGGTGAGACATACATCTACCATCAATGGGTCTATAGATTTTGGTTTCAACTCACTCATGCTCTATGGGTTTGAGAAAAAATCCTCAATAGTACCAGTGGTGTTGAAGTCTCCGGCTGGTATCTCTTGTGGAGGTGGTTGGTTGAACATGTTGAAGCCTTCGAAGGATTCAGGCTCATCATCTATTGTATTATGAACTGGTTTGAAATTGTATGGTTTGACTCCAATCAATTGATTTGTGTATGTGTTGTTGGTGTATCTATGAATTACACTGGTCACCAAGTATTGACCTATAACTTTATCATGATACGGTGAGACTGCGCTGTTTGTGTCTGTGGTTTCTGTTCCAATTGACACAAACCTTCCAACTCCACGAGATGGATGACCTGGTACGTTGAACTCAACAGCATTACTCAACAACACGCTGTTGTAAACTGCTGAATTGATTCCTTTGTTTAGATAACTAGAACCTGATTGACTTGTAGAGAAATGATGGCGTATGTTGGTGTTAAATTTTCTGTTTGTATTGACATCCATGCTGATCGAAGTTGGTAGCTGATTGTCATGAGGTGTGTTGCCAACCATCGATGTGAGTTCATTGTATATACTGTCTATACTATTCTCTGATTGTTTTATATGAAATGATTTGGTACTGCTGTTGTACATATGAACAGGTGAGGTTACTATATTCATCAGGTTATCAGAGCTGTTTATCTCGTGATACTCAATACTGGATATATAGCTCTTCTCTCCTAGATTATAATTCTGATACACACCATCACCCATCAGTGGAACACGAATTGGTCCGGATTTGGCTAATCCAGGGGGATCTGGATAACTCAACAACTTGAAAGCTTCAGTCTGAAGAGAACCAGCCAACCATTTACCAGGAGATTTGTCATCATCAACGGATTCATAATGAGCAGCGTATGCGAACATTAGTGGCAGTGTTACCAATCTCCATTGATTCACCGGTCTGTCGTAATACAATATCGATTTACCTTTGTTAGTGGATTCAGAACTTACATGTGTGTCTAGTAAGTAGTTCAAATCATCAATGCAATTGAAGTTTGCTGGAGATGTGTACATCGTTTCTGAATGGCCAATGTCCCATGATTCAGAGAATGGTGTACTGTCACCCAAGCTCAATCTCATGAGAGATTTTATAGCGTTACCAGTATGAACACGTCTATTTAAATCTGCGCCATGTCTCATCTCCGCATCTGTATAAGTTGTTATCGATGTGGTGCTCCATGGTATGTTTGTGTGCAACATTCTCTGATATCTCTCGTCTCGTATCATCAATCTCTTGATTTTAGTGTTTTGATGAGCTTCTTGTATATCATATATGTTAAATGTACCATAATATGTATGAAATGAGTCACCTTCTCCAGCTGGTGTTTGTAGTGTTATGTACATTATGTCTGTTCCATCGTTTCTGAACACATAAGATGCGGATGTCTTTCCTTTGGTGAATTCCTTTTCATCCAGATTGAGCAGATCATGCACACGACCGCCAGCTGGTGGAGCTCGTTCGATGAAGTCATGCTCGTTCTTTATATCAACATAACCTCTTGACCACCATCTGGTCAAGCACTCCTCAATTTGCATATCATGAACAGCTTCGGTGTTTAGAGTTATATAATATCCATCGGAATTGATCATCACGATAGATATGTCATGCATATCGTTCTCCGGAGATTGATGTCTCATGAATCCTTTAACATCTTGACGATATCACTGGCTCTATCTGGCTGGATTATTCTCAACACACGACCAACTTCTAAGGGCTTGACAGTGTCGTTGATATTATTAGCGATACATATCAACCACCACATGTGTATATTACCATACACACGGTAGCTTAATGTTGTGAGACTGATGGATCTGTCCAGCTTGAGTAGAAAATATACTGATGGATCTAAATCTTCTGGAATGTTCACAGTTCTCAGCAAATTGTAGTGATAAACACCATCGTTGTATACATTGAACAGATTCTCTAGCTGGTTCTCTGATATATCGTCTAGTTCAGATATGTTGTTGTGTTTAGATGGTATCATTGTCTAATTAGCTTGTTATCCTTTAGGCCTTCGCGGACCGATAAATTTCAAATTCTCAACCTCTTGGTCTACTTCTGCGACGATTCCGCCAGAAACAGCTTGACCAGTTCTGGTGTCTCCATCCGTTGGATCAACAACCTCAATGAGTTCACCCATGCGGAGCATTTCCATCATGTAATTCCTTGATTCAGGGATCAATTCACTCATGGTGATGCTGATCTGATATGCATCAGGTACTAGCACTTGTATAGTGTTACGATCTTTCAATCCTCGTTCGTCTAGTTTTCCTACACTCTCATCAAGAGACAATTCCATTAATCTCCGAGAACCAACCATGGTGATCTCTACTCGAGACATGTAAGCATATCTACTGTACCACACACCTGGTATGTTGGCTTCATATATATGAGGTGGAGCAATAGCAGTTCTGGTCAATCTGTTTGGAGTGTTTTGATACATCAACATGAACACAAGCTCCCAATTGCGTTGAGTGTCTTCCATGCTCACGGTATTCAATAATGGGAAACTGAATTCATAACTCTTAGTGTCACTTGGAAAAGCTGGGTATTTTGGATGCTCAACATATGTACCACTTGTGCCTGTGTTGAAAGCGCTGACCACACTTGATGCAAATTCGCTTATATTTCCAGCAGACTTCTGAAATGGTAAGTTAGTATGACCAGATGTATCTGAGAATCCAGGAGCAGCATATTTGTATGTGTCACTGAAATACGGGAATTTATATTTGAAACCCGTGGGAGCGGTGGCATACAATCTATGATATGGTTTCTGATAAGATGTGGTGTACTTGAGACTCTCATCTGTGTTCTGAGACTTAAGAGTTTTCAGTGCTTTCTTGACTCTTGAACCAACCACATTGCTTATGGCTTGTGAATACGCACTAACTGTACCCACTGCACCTCCAACGGCTCCTGTAGCCCAATCAACTGCCTTAACGGTAGTGTCAACTCCGTCGTTCACTAACTCTGGATTCAAGTCAGTCACAGTGGCGATGTTGTACAGTATTGAATTCAACGCGACGTTTTGCAATATAGTGTGTTCCATCAACTTTATCACTGGTATGTCGTTGTTATCATTGATCATTGCAGTGCGAGGACTATGCGACCATTTGAAATTCTCAATCACGTTGATAGTGCTAAATTGTTTAGGTCCTCTAGAAGCCAAAGCTTCGGATTCTGAAGAATACGTTCCACCTCCTTGACCAGTCCACATGCTTTCTTTGGGAGAAGTCTGAGATGCAAATGAATCCTCATAGATGTAGGGTACGATCTGAGGTGCTGGTCCAGCTCCAGCGGTGGAATCCAGACCCACTGGTTTGACCGATTCAGGAGGCAACCCGGAAATAAATTTAAATAAGTGTTGTTGCCCAGGTTCCATATATAATATTTAGTGTGTTGATCAGTTTCTAGGAGGAATTAGAAGTTACAGATCGGAGAGAATCGCGATATGTTGTCATGTTTGTGACTGGTGGAGGTGCTGTCGATTTGTTTGGAGATTCAGTAATCTGATCAGAAGTTGGTGGAGACAGGTTGTTTATGATGTTGGATATATTTTTCATTTGCTCGCTGTCCTGTTCATTCAGTTGAGCTATGGATTTTTCTAGATTGTGAATATCAATGACTTGTTTTTTGGATTGTGTGGATGTGTCACTGGATGCTGTGCTCTCTTTCTTGATAGGTTTAGATGTGATCGGAGATTGCTTCATCATTGGAGTCACCGGTGATTGTTGTGTGGGTTCAGTTGGTGATGTGCTTATGTTCAAGAATGATGATTGTTGCTTAGCTAGAGAGGGTATAATACTATTCGAAGATTGTGTTATGTTGGTTGATATTTGATCTGATAAATTGACTGAAACATCTGCTGGTTTTAGTTGAGATTTCTCAGCATTTTGAGGTGAGTTCTGTATAGATTTTCTAGGAAGCTCATCAACACTGTCAATTGCTGGTGGTCTGAGAGAATATCCAGCAGGTGGTGGTTCAGAGAATACACTGTCACTTATCGATTGATCCACACCAGGGTCTTGTGTTAGTGTTTCTATTAAGCTCTCTTGTTGAACTGGTGGTTTTTCTGTATCATTCTCGGAAAATAACTGTGATATATTGGCTGATGGATTTTCTGCGATTTTCACTAGTACATTTTTGTACTCAGATATGGTCATACCATACGCTTTAGCTGATTGCTCTATCTTTTCCTGTAAGTCTTTGGTGGGTGATGCAACAGAATCACGCTTGTCGGTGGTTTGTTCAGTTGGTGTGTCTGTTTTCTTTGTATTGGGAGTTGCTTCATTGGGAGGTTGTTGTTGCTGTGGTGAAGAACCGGGAGAGTCTGAAGTTTCTGGTTTAGACTCAATGGATTTTAATTGTGCTTGAGGTTCTGAAGGTGTCATCGCAGGAGCTCCATCAGAAGTTGGTTGCTCATCTGAAGGTTCTGCGGATGGATCACTAGCTTTGGTTGGCGTGTCATTCAACGCCTGGTTTACAGAATCGATAGTGTTAGATTCCGTTGAGGATTGTGGAAACGCTCTTTGTACTTGATCATCTACTGAACTAGCATATGATTCGAGTTGATTCATGCCATCGTAAATTCCTTT